CCCAAGGACATTTCACAACTCAATCTTGAGACACTTCTTGTCAATGCTAAAAAGTTGTGTAAGAAGGTTGGTCATATGCAAGAGGGTAGTCATTGGTATTATCAAGATTACAAGTATGTTGATCAAATCAGATATTTGAACTTTGTTGGATCTATGGATATACTGTTTGCTCATAGTAAAACAGATGTTCCATATTACAGTGGTATATACAAAAAGAAAACGTATACTATTCAAACTCTGATTGTGGATGATGGGTTACGTGCGAAGAACATTACCCCAGAACGTAATGGTGAAGTTATTATTGGTGGTAACTTCTGTAGTTGGTATAGTGGGATTGATAGTTACTTTGTGGCACGTAACTTCAATAAACCTATTTGGGTTCCAAGTATGGGTAGACGTATTGAAAATGAAGAACATACTCCAAATCTAAACCACTTGCCATTTTTGGAGTGGACTGATTGGATGATTGCCTTGTCCAAGTTTAGTTATGGTGTTCATTTGATGAGACCCAGAGTTGCTGGAACGTTTGCATTGAATTGTTCTTATTGGGGTATACCATGTATTGGATATAAAGGATTGGATACTCAACAAATTCTACATCCAGATCTAAGTGTTGATACTGGAGATATTGAAAGTGCTAATAAGTTGGCAATTCAATTGCGTGATGATAAAGATTTTTACAACCAATGTGTTGATGTTACCAAATCAAATTATCAAAAATATTACACCGAACAAGTTTGGTTGAAACAATGGAGAGAAATGTGCAATGATATTTTGGCGAATTCTTAACGATAAACGAGTGAATGTATATGAATGTGAAGCTTTGGGATTTCCTCAAAGTGATGCTAGATTCATTCCCGATGACTATTTGGCAAAACAAAAGTTCGTGATTCTCAGAACATGTTTTGGTATTGGTGATTGGGGTATCATCTCAGCACTACCACGCAAACTAAAAAGAAAGTATCCAGATTGTAAGGTTTATCTACCATCTGAGGCGTTGTTGTTCAAATTGTTCTCAGACATTCTAAGTCCGTCTGTTCTGACCAACAAACCATTTAGTGTAGTCAAAGACATATTTGCAAATAATCCTTATGTGGACGGTTATGTTGATACTTGTGAGGGTGATATATTTCACGATCACTACAGAATCTATAATCCAGAATTACCCGATGAACCTCTTGCCAAACAAATGTTGAAGTTCTGGCAATTCAGAGATCATGAATTGGATGATGTTTTGCCAGAATTGTATTTTAGCAAATCAGAGATTGGTTTGGGTGATAAAATCATCAATGGGTTTACTGGTGACAAGCCATTTGGAACACTGTTGTTGTCGAACCGTTATGACTATCAATCAGATGAAAAGTTGTTGAAATACATCAATCTGTATGATTTACCTTATTACTACTGGACATCAAAACCAATAGAACTCACAAGGTTTGCTAATATAAACAAAGTGTTGGATATGAGTATGTTACCTCTACGTATTCAGTTTTACATAAAAACTCGAGCACTTGTCAACATTGGAAATCAAAGTGGTATGAATGATACCATTGCAAAGTATACCAAGAACATCACGCTTCAAAGACAATTTCCATTGGGAGGTAATTTTGTCGAAGCAACGCAATACATCTAATATTATGGAAAACAAACTAAAATTTGACTGGGAAAACTATAAAACAGACAAAAACATGACTGGCCATGGATACAATGATTGTTATGATGATGTTTTTGAGACACGCCGATTTTTGTGTAAAAATGTAATAGAAATAGGAACTAGACCAGGTAGTATCAATTTGTGGAATGACTATTTTCCAAATTCTACTCTATATGGTTTGGACATACTTGACCCAAAAGTAAAAAGTGACCGATTTGTTTATGAACATGTGAATCAAGGAAGTGAAGAAGATTGGCAAACTTTCAAAAACAAATATGACTTCACGTTTGATGTCATAATTGATGACGGTCCACATACGACTCCAGAACAGTTGATATGCTTCAATACAGTGTTTGAGAAACTATCATCTGGTGGTATATTTGTAATAGAAGATTTACATGCGACCGAACCGTATGACAACACCTATCTTAGGAATAGAAAATATTGTAATTTCTCGATTCTTGATGTATTGAAAAATTTCCAAAATAACATATACACACCAATTGAATTGTTGCCAAACATGTCATATATTCAGAGTAATATTGACAGTGTAGTTATAAAAAAATCCAAGAGAAACCGTTGGTATAATGAATGGCCACATTATACAAAGGAATCATCGGAAATAGCTTTTATTTTTAAAAAGTAAAAACTATGTATTAAGACGAACTACGTTACTTTAAACATGAAAATAAGTTTTATAATACCAAGCAGAAACAACCTGAAGTATCTCAAGTGGGCATATGCTTCTTTGAGAAAAAATCTAAGTCACACACAACATGAAGTTTGTGTCGCTGATGATTTTAGTGATGATGGAACAGCTGATTGGTGTAAGCAAACTGCCGAGAACGATCCTCATTTTAAGTTCATTCGGAACGATGGTCCAACCCGTCTAGGTCACACAATTTTATATGACCGTTTGATCAACGACGTTGCCACCAACGATGTGGTCATGATTTACCACGCCGACATGTATGCGTGTCCAAATTTTGACAAGCACATTGAGAAATACATTCAGCCAGGCACAGTTGTGAGTTTGACCCGAATCGAACCACCTCTTCATCCTCCAGGCCCAGAGAAGATTGTGATGGATTTTGGAACTGAGCCAGAGTTGTTTATTGAAGAGAACTTCTTAAAGTGGTTCAATGAAAGTAAGATCAACCGCCGTGACAAAACCACCGAGGGTATATTCGCACCATGGGCTCTTTACAAAAAGGACTTTCAATCAATTGGTGGTCATGATCCACTTTATGCTCCTCAAAGCAAAGAAGACAGTGACATCTTCAATCGTTTTCAATTGAACGGTTACAAGTTTGTTCAAACATGGGAAGGATGTGTATATCACATGACTTGTCGTGGTAGCCGTTATAATCCTACTCTAACCACCGTTGGTAAGGAAAGTGATGAGTGGTTGGCTCAGAACAACAAGAGTGCCAGAAACTTCATTCGTAAGTGGGGTCACTTTGTGAAACACACAGATACCATGAAGCCTATTGTGCCTAAACGTTACGATGTTGGGTTTGTAGCAATCAATTGTGATGAATACAGATTGATGTTGTTGGAACCATGGTGTGACACAATCTATACAGACGTTCCATATGATCGTTATATTCAGGCTGAACAAAAGAATACCAAATTCAATCTCAAGAAGAAATTGAAGAGATATGAGGATCAAAAGACAAATGATGTAATTGTTGAGTTCGATGCATCTAAGTTAACTACACAAAACTTTGAGTTCTTCAACATGCTTCAATTGATGTTGGAAGATAGTGGTGTTATAGGTAGTGTAGAGTTTGATATTTTCAAGTTAAAGGTAAATAACTTAAAAGATTATGGTCGAGGATTGATAGATATTAATGATAAGTGGTATTTAGAAAAACTAGTATGAATAAAGTATCAATAGGAATCATTGGTTATGGATATGTAGGAAAAGCGTTTCATAACTTTTTCAAGGGTCATTATGATGTAAAGATCTATGATCCAGCACTTGCAAATTCATCTACGAAGGATGATATCAATAAGTGTGATCTTGCTGTAATTTGTGTTCCAACTCCAGAAAACGAAGATGGTAGTTGTAACACTGCTATTGTGGAACAAACGGTTCAGTGGGTAAATACTCCATTGATTCTTTTGAAGTCTACTGTAGAAATTGGAACCACAGATCGTCTCATAAAGACATACAATAAAGATATTGTGTTTAGTCCAGAGTTTGCTGGTGAATCAAAGTATTGGACACCCGATGGATTTACTACCGACGTTAAACAAACTCCGTTCTTTATTTTTGGTGGTAAGAAAGAATTGTGTTATAAATTGATTGAGATCTATACACCAATTACAGGTCCAAGCAAAACTTATAGAGTAACTGATCCAATCAATGCCGAACTCGCAAAGTATATCACCAACACTCAGTTGGCGATGAAGGTGGCATATTGTAATGAGATCTATGACCTCTGTGAGAAGTTGGGAACCAACTATTATGAAGTTCGTGATCTATGGTTATTGGACCCTAGAACTACCAAATCACATACAGCGGTGTTTACTGGTGAACGTGGTTTCGGTGGTAAGTGCTTTCCAAAAGATACAAAGGCTTTGGTTAAGTTGGGTGACAAGGTTGGTGTTGACCTAGCAATACTAAAGAGTGTATTGGATAGTAATGAAAAACAACTGAATAAAAACGTATGAATCTAGCAGACCTCGACATTCCTCTAATTTTCTGGATATCATTTATACTAATAGTGTGGTTTGAAAGTGATATCATGACGACCATCGCCACCTTAACAAATACTCGTAATTTGATTAGAATAGATGAGTTCTCAAAGTATAAATTAGAAGTTGATGCGATGTCTAACTATCCTACGTTTTTGTATAGTAAATACCCAAGTTACTTTACAAAGCTAATATCATGTCCAATTTGTTTATGTTTCTGGTCAACATTAGCAACGGTGAGTGTGTTGGTATATACAGTTGGTTATCATGAAATATATACTCTGTTGTTGTTTCCAATCAACTATGTATCCAGTTTGTTTATCTATTTAATTATACGTAAGCTACTATGATTATCGGCGACTATCAATCGTTTTATAACTTAATCAAAGGTGATCCAAACCAAATTGCAATTAGTTTGGGTGAATGCATTGACGGATTGTCAAGAATCTGTTCGTGTAACAAAAGCAGAAAACAAGCAAAAGCTCAAGAGTGTAACGAACTTTATGTTAAGTTTGTGAAGAACAACCAAAACACTTTGGCTGACTATATGCGCAATAAAACAAATGATGCGGAAATAGTTTTTAACCATAACTCGCATCATCCGATTTTGAAATTGAAACTACGTTAGATTACAGACTTAGTTACAATCTTCATTGAAATCAAAGCATCCTCAACATGTTTTCTAATGTAAGGACACTCCAATAACTGTTCCTTGGTTGTGTATTTCTCCGACATATCTTCCCATTCAAAAGCATAATCGGCACGTTTCATCACCTTGGGATTATTAAGCATCTCATGTTCATTAGGAGCTGCTTCATAAATTTTAACTGGCTTTGATGTGGTGACTCTACGTTTGGATGGAGCTGGACCCATCTTGAATCGGGTAACATGAACCAACTTGCCTGCCATCTTGAATTGAAGCCAAGTGCATTCATCTTCTGGATAATGATCATATCTGATATCGGTGATGAAAAATACATCTGCCTTTGACTTGGCAATGTGCTTTTCCACCTTTTGAGTCCAATATTTACCTTCACTGGTCTTTCTCATTACATCACCATATGCCACAAGAAGTGGACGAATAATGGTCTTTTGTGCGGTATCTTCTGTGAACACATCAATACCCGTCTTTTTGAAAATAAGATCCTTGAGATCACTCTTCAATTCATAAGCAAGAGCATGACGCTCTGTCTTGAGTTTATATTGTTTTTCAAGAATGTCTTGTGCGACAGTTGTAAACAAATCTTTTCCGCTTCTGGCCATGCCTGATACACCTATAACTTTCATAATATTAATCCTTGGTAAATAGTTCTTCTACTTCTGTTTGTGAATATCCGAAAGATGCGACCAACGTTTGCAATTCCTTGATACCATCTTCAGTCGAAATAAGTAGGTTGTAGTAATCTTTGGAATCACGACTACCCACATTAAATTTTCTACAGATGCAATCTATAATTGTTTGGTTGGGATCTTTTGTAGACTTCTTGATATATGGATAAAACTTGAAGTCCTTGGGTAGACACTGAATCAACAATGTATACATTTGCTTCTCAGGCAAAACCTCCATGTATTTTGATATCAACGATATTTCTTCGATGACATTTGGGTCCATGCTCAAGACTCGTAGAATCATGTATTTACTGAATGACTTTTGTTCACTTTCAGTCAATGACTCATAATAATCTGGACTTTGAACTTGACGGATGTGTTTAACGTGATCAAACAATCCTTTACTCTTTACTACGGTCTCTTCGCTGTTGGAAGCTTTGCCTTTTCGTTTCATTGCCATACATTCTAATACGTCGCTTCAGTTCTTCAAGATCTTTTATGACCTTGACTCGTTCACCAGACAACAATTCAAATGCTTCAGTTATTGTAGTGAATAACTTGTCTGATTCGTTCTTCGTATTTTCCAGATTTTGTTTAAGATTGTTGATTTGTTTACGAAGACTGGTATAAAGAAAAAATGTGGCTGCTATCGACAGCAGCCACATTCCAACAATCAATGTTGTTGTTCCTAATGTCATTGATTAGGCCTTGTAACCAGCAGCGAGAACCTCACGGAGGGCCTTGATCTGACGACCGTTCAAATCGAGGCGGGTATCACCAGCACGAAGGGTCAAACGAGCAGCCTTCTTGGCACCAGCAACTGGAGTGGAGAGATAGAGCTCAACACCAGTGGTATTGTGGCCGACGAAGTTAGTCTTGTTACGAGCATTCTTACGAGTATACATATTTATTTTCCTTTTTATTTGTTTTTGTTTTTTTGTTTCGTTAGTTCATCACCAACTTGTAATTATCTTACCACACGTTCTTAGATAGTCAACAACTTCTACTTCTTTTATTTTTGGATGTTGCTTTCGAAGTATTCAATCGCATAGTCCTTTGCTTTGAACTCAAAGTCCAAGTCAATGTCTTCGCCAACGAACTCTTCGGGAAACTTGGTAGGATAGTCCGCATGCGCACGAGGATTACGATTTTTGACATCGTTATCGCTGAAATGAAACAGCGGAACATAACTACCCCATGTAGATTTTGCCAGTGTAACTGCATTTTTAGCAGTCAGACCGCCAGTATTACACTGAAAATGTAAATTGTCATATGTAATCGGAATACCAGTTTCTTGATAAATGTAGTTATACAGCTGGTCAACATTCCAACTATTGGGTTTGTCTTCGTTCTCCAATACCAAACGACTCTTAACACCCTCAGGAAGCTGTCTAAACACCTCTATAAACCGTTTTGCCGTAGCTTTGAGGTCTCCCTTATAACAGTTCATGTGGATGTTTATAGGCGCATTATACGAACGAGGAAGACCCAACCGATCCATAATATCAGCATGATAGGTCAATTCCACAATAGATTTCTGTGCCACAGACTCATTTGCACTGGCAGGAACCACAAACTGGTCGGGATGAGTGCTACAACGAATATTACTATTTTTGATAAGAATAGCACATTCACGAAATGCTTGATCAATCTTGTCTTTATCTGGAAGACAATCGAATGATAGATCTGCTTCGGGTAGAGTTTTTAGAGGAAATAGATCGCTACTTACACGATAATTCCATCCTTTATCGATACAATACTTGATAGTTTCTTTTGTAACATTAACGTTGTTTAATACACGTTTGCTAAGAATTTCAAGTGAATCGACACGTTCAAGTGCAAGAAACCGTGATTTTGTCATGGTATTTGCTTTGAAACCACGTTCTTGGAGCTTAAGGGATATACAACACAAACTTTTTCTCATGGTTCTTATTATACCACGAGCAAGTGTGAAGTCAATTAGAAGCTACCACTACCGCTTTGGCTACCGCTAAATGAACCAGTAGCACAACAATCAACACCCAATATTGGACAGAAGTATCCAAGTAGTTTCCATGTGGTAGGGCCAGCAGCTGTTTTAACCCAAGAGGCTTTCTTGTTGATGCCTTGGGTTAAAACATACTGTGTTTTTTTAGTAAGATCGGGAAATTGATCTGATAATGAATTAAAATCTGCGTCTGTATTTGCTCTATACCAGATTAAATTGTCATTTTTAATGAGCAAATCACCAGGATCACCAGTGAATACACCTTCAGGAGAAGTATCTTTTTCCGTCGTTGTTCTAGCAGACTTAGCAAATTGCGTCAGCTTAGATACAAATTTCTGATATCTATCTGCAAACGTATAATTGACGGACGGATTTTTACTTTTTCCCATGCCTTTACCATAATAAATAGTAAAAATCTCATCTTCCTACTTCACCAAAGTAAAGTTTTTTTGAGTCTTCATAAGACATTCCGATCATTTTATTGTAATACAGAACGTCTCCCTTCAATCGATTCTCACTTTTGAGAGTCTTGTATCTCGCAATCGCCTTTTGTCTCCACCAATCAATAATGTATTTTTCATTGTAAATTGGATTCAACTCTAGCTTGCTTTCTTCAATTTCTCCTTTTAGGAAATCCCTACTATTACGATAGGGACAAGCATAGTATGTTCCACGTTCATATCCATGGACATATTCAGCTGCTTTAATTTCACACTGAGAGAAAATCATGCTCAACACACGATTCTTGGCACCAGTTACAGGTCCACTAACACCTTCTTTTTGGGTCATTGCCTGTTTGTATTTGTCAGCCTTGTTCTCTTTAATCCAGTCATGCCATACCTTGTAAATGTCATCGTCTGGCTTGATAGTCATTTTACCACTACTAGTTCCACACTTGTGCCACCATTTAAGACTATTATACATACTGTAACTGCCATATAGACTGGTTGTGGTAATACCAGCCAGAGTTTGCCCATACAACTGCTTCCAAAGATTTCTTACAGTTTCACCAGTTACTAACCCCGCAATCAACTTTCCACCCAAGAAGTTGTATCCAAATGGTTGGGTAGACATAATACAACTACCAATTGCACTGTTGTTCAGCTTCTTACATTTTAGTTTTGCATCGGGAGTCCAACCAATATAGTTATCACGATCAGTAATTGTAATAACATCACTGGACATACTAATAACACCAAGATATCTAGGATTATCTTTGTTGCCATCGCTAATCAACAATTTGATGAATCTGCCTGGGGTTTGATCATATGCCATTGTATGAACAAACGTTCTAAGCATTACCCATTCAGTATCCAGTGCAGTATTATCTACATGAACTACTGTTGGATTAATACTTTCAATTTCCTTAATAGTGGCTGCTTCATCATTTAGATCTGTGGGTGTCCAAATCTTGTTTCTGGCAATTGCTGCTCGTTCAGAATAATGATTTAATTCTTGCAGTTCGACCCACTTCTTGTAGAAGGTTTGTTCTTCTACAGACATCGACTTGAGATAATTGAGATTGTCAATTAGTTTCTTCTTGTTTGTTGCATAGTCGAATTGTTCGATTCCACTAAAATATTCTTGTAATACGTCCATATTTATAAACTAGTATATCATGAAGTTTAAAAAGATCAATCCAAAAGAAGAAACGTTTTTTGTATTCGAAACGAGTCAAAGATCTTTTAGTATATTTGACAGTCAATTGGATGAACCTATCTATTATGGTAGTTGGAACATGTGTGAAGGTGTTGTTAAAAACATCAAAAAACACATGAAAGATGCTTCTATCTATTACTACTCAAAAGAAAAAAGCGGACAGCTTAAGCTAAGTCCGCTTTGGTCTCACAATATTTGAATCAACTATTACACAGACATAGTGACGTTCTGTGAATTGGTTGACTCAGCAATCGTGACAACAGACTCTTCCTTAGAAGCATTGACAGTCAAAACATTGACACTCAATCCATCCTTCAGCACAACACCCTTACTCTTTGCTTCTGCAATATGTTCTTGAGTAATAGGTGAACATGCTAACACCAAACGAGGACGACCCTTACCATTGTGAAGATATCCAACCTCCGAAACCATGTTATCAGAGATCGCCTTCTTGAGTCGAACTCGCAACGTGATGTTGACAAACTCGGGATTCTTCTGGTTCAGTTCCTCAATTGTGAAGATATTCTTCGGCCAATTAACGGTGAGGTTTGTCTTGTTCTTACGATCAGTCTTTTTCATTTTTTATCCTTTCTTGTATTTATGTTTATAGTTTAGGTATGATATACCTGTGTTTAAATTATATCAGAAGAGTTGTTATACGTCAACACTTTCCAACATCTTTTTATTGAGCGTGTTCACAATCTGATTGATATTTTCAACATTAATAAACACACCATCCTTGCCATACATGGTTTTGAACATATTAGCAGATTGTGGCGGAACAGTGTTATTTTCACTAATGAAGTAAGAAATAACCCGATAGTTCATGCTACGAATCTTGTTAACTTGTTTTCTGGTATGAGAAGCAGCATCAGCACCACTATATGCAACGGGTATCTGAACGCTTTCGCCGTTGAAAGAAAAACATGGTTCGCCATCAGAAATATTGATGAAGTAGCTGTCCATATCAGCCCCACCTTCAGGCATTTCTTTCATGATTGCCTCAAAACTCAATCCTTCGGGAGTCAACCCGTCTGGATGAATAAAAGCAAACAAATTCTTGATCTTGACAATCTTATCCTTATTGGAATCATATGCCATCACAACATACGGCATCTTATCCATAGTAGACCTAAAACTAATGGTGACACGAATGTTTTCCAACATACTGGCAGCCTTAGCAATTGAAGTGCAAAGAAGCATAGTCTTATTCCACTTGCTTCCTCTCATACTAGCACTAGCATCAACACTGATATGAAAGTTCATCTTCTTGTATTTAGAAGTAGCAGTAGTGTAAAAGATGTTTTCTGCATCAAAACCCAACTCATGGATAATACGCTTGTCAAGCCGTCCAGTTTCCCTGCGAGTAAACTTTTCAACATTTACTTCGTTACGAAATTGAAGACGCTTACCAATCTTGGTTCCAAGACTAATACCACGATCAATGATTTTCTGTAGCTCAATAACTTGAGGAATAGAAGACACATCCTTGTATCCATACCAAGACCTAACAGGTCCAAGCGGAAACTCTTCAGACATAGCCAGTTCCTTAGTAAGGTTCTTGACCAAAATACATTCAATAGCGCCAACGTTGTTCTGACTAATAACATATTCGTTACCAACGTCGATCAGATCAATTTGACTACGTTCCAATATATTAAGAACCTGATTCTCCTTCTTGGAAACCTTCTTCTTCTTAAGATTACCAGAAACAAATTCCTTCTGCTTTTCAAAAGCCCTTGCAATCTTGCTCTTCTTGGTTTGAGACACACTATCATCATCGCCAACATTAGTATTGGCAGTAGGTGCATCCGTTGTCTCTACAGAGGTAGTATCGCCACCAAGAGCATCTTCTTCATCTTTAGGATTAACCTTGTCAGACTTTTCACCAGATTCAACCTTGGTTTCTTGACCCTTGGAATCCTCATTTTGTCCGTCGCCACCAGAAGCATTGACATCCATCTTGGGTTGAGGAACCATCTTAGCTTCGTTGATGTTCTTGAATATAATTGTAGCAACTTCAAACGCACACTCAAGACGAGACATACCAGTGTCCAATCGACTGATGTTTGTCAAATTGATAGTCTTGGCAATTTCATACAGACCAGGCAAAGCATCCAGATCAGTATACTCATTGGTGATATTGATGATACGATATATGTATGACTCGGTGTTAAGCGACCTGTATAGGTTGCTCTTGAGTCCATCATCAATGATACTGGTGTTGAAATACTTGTCGTAAAGCGCCTCATAGTAACCTCGGTAACCAGGCGCATTCTTGTATACAGTGTAGTCAATGTATCGGTCTTCGATAATATTGAACAAAGTCTTACAGACGTTTGCCACTTCCTCCTTGGAAATGTTCAGGTTAATGGCACAGTCATAGATTTCTCTAGGAACCTTCTGCCACAAAGTCTTATACAAATCAAAATCAGAATAACAGATGTGGCTGCCTTCATGCAGCGCCAATCCGACAGCTACATCAAAGTTATTCTTTTCATTAACATCAGCACCAATATACACGGTCTTACCGTCAGTCATACTAACGTTTTGATCGTTAAACATGACGGGGATGTTTCTACTGGTGAGAATTGACACGTAGTTAGAAATAGCCCTACGTGCGGCCGACAACCTAATTAGGTGAGCAGTCGTTTCAGTCTGGGCACTAGAAAGATCAAGATCATCGGATTCGTCTGTAAAATCCCAATCCATGTCATAATCCTTCATCCAGAAGTCGCTGTGTTGCTTTCCCATAAATTAAGTCGGTTAATTGTTGTTTATACTATTAGAACGGAACCTGATTGTTTTCCTTGATAGGATCGTTGAACAGATTGGTCTTGGATTCAGTCTTGATATACTTTTGAACAAGCTGTTTCACATAGGTCCGTTCACTGTCAACGCCACCATCGTCACTGAAATTAGGATAAATGGTAGTCTCGGCAATTTCAAGCAAATTAAATCCGTCAACAATAAGTTCAGCAATCTCGACGGTTGAACGAGTAGGAAGAAAGTTGGTAATCTTGCTATCTTCCAACTTGACTTGCTTGCGGGTGTGATCCGCAATGTCACAGACGGCATTAAGCATATCAAGCTTATCTACATCAGTGATATCAAATCGAGACTTCAACAGTTCAAACTCACTGGCACGATCCAGAGGAGTCATTTCGATCTTGACTGGGAAACGTGAAAGCAAAGCACGGTCCATAACACGGGTAGCGGTGTATTCATTACCAACGTTTGCAGTAGCAATAAATGTGACCCCATCCGCAACCTTCACAATTTCACTATCTTCCTTCTCATCAAGGCGAAGATAACGTTGAAGGTCATCAAGAACGGTCATAAGAATATTAACACCATCGTGATGAGAACGAGAAATTTCATCAAGAAGAATGATGGCGTTGGGAGTGCGAATAGCCTTAACAAAGCTGGACTCCTTGAAGAAGGTTCCACTAGACTTGTCGAAGTGCGTATTTCCAATAAGAGATGCACGGGCATCTTGAGTAGCTCCAAGATTGAAGTAGAAAAACTTGTTTTCCTTACCAACAACCTTGGCAACAGTTTGAGCAGCAAGAGTCTTGCCGCAACCAGTGGGTCCAAGAAGAAGAATGTTCTTGCCACGAATTGTGGACCGAACCATATACTTCCACTTGACATCATCCATAATCAGAGAAGATGGACGCAAATCCTTGCACGTATCAAGGAACTTCTTAATATCAAAATTCGCCGTCACGGTCAAATTCATTTCATTGCCTTTTTTGTTTTTCATAGGTGATCTCAACACCACCTATACTACCACACAGTTTTTGTATGTCAACACCCAAATAAAAAAACCGCTGATTTTGTCAGCGGTTCCTTTTGTTATTTTTAATCAAATTAACGGTGCCAGTGATGATGGTGATGATATCTGTAAACCGGCGTTGGACAGCCTGGATACACTACCACACTAGGTGACGCATAATAAACAACTGGAGCAGGCTGCACATAAACAACAGGTGCTGGTTGAACCACTACTGGCTGTTGGACTACCACGGGTTGTTGAACTACTACTGGCTGTTGAACGTAAACCACTTGAGGAGCAGGATTTACAATCTTATCAATAACATGAACAACAGCTACACCTGTCAAAACCTTACCAACTGTTGCCCATTCACGATCTCCCGCCTTGACCGTCTGTGATGCTAATACCGAAGCAAGAGCAACACCCATTACCATTTTAATCATATATGTCCTTTTAGTTATAATTTAGACCAACGAAGATTGGACGAAGACGGATTTATGTTATTCAAGCATGTGGAGGGGTTGGTCCACCACCGCCTCCACCCAAGAACTTTGTAAAAACATATGAAAAAAATGCGCCACCAAGAGCAGAAGCGGTAGTTACCATACCCGCAAGATAATATCTAAAATACTCCAATGCAACCACTTTATTATTAACTTCTGTAATGTTCTTTGTTAACGTTGCGTTGAAGGTGTCAATTTTATTATCAATCTTTGTTTCTACTTCGTTTATTTTTTTATGCAGCGCACTGTTGTTTTCTTTCTCAGTGTTCTGCATCGTTGTCAACGTTGAATTCATCGCCTGTAATTGGGTATTGATTGACGACAATACCGCATCGTAACTATTTGGATTGAATTCTCCGTCTGCCATAACAATGTATTTTACTTTTTACGAGCCTTACCGCCCTTGGTGTATTTGACTACCAACTTTTGTAGATTCTTTGGTAGCTTTGGAGGTTCATAAGATGGATTCTTAGACTTATGATCTACCTGCTTTTCAGTCTTTCCAACAGGACGCATAGGTTCAGTTGGATCATCTTTTGGTTCATTCATGGCCTTCGCCTTGATAGACTTTACTACCTTGTTGTCTTTTTCTGGATCAACCAAGTTTTGTTCTTCTGATGCCTTATCTGCTTTCTTACCACCTTCTTTATCCTTGCTGTTTTCTACATTCTTTTCATAAGCATTATCAACATAGTTTAGTTCTTTTGAATTCAACCATTCTTTGACATACTTCTTGACATCCTCAAATGGAATATACAAAATCTTTTGACGTTCTACACCGTCTTTAAAGTATTGTAAATCGAAGATATCGTGAACTATAGGACGAATGTTAATATGATGAGGCTCACATTCGCATACGTTGTAGTTTCCAGCATCGTCAAGAGTAATAGGCTTCTTGATTTCTTTAGATAAAGATTCCATCATTTCAGCCCAGGTCTTATTAACCTCAGTCGTCTTTTCCTCAATGACCTCTCTTACTATCTTTTTTACAGCATTTTTCAGTTGATCTCTATAGTTCATATGGTAAGTCTATCATATAAATATACGTCACTCATTAAAAGTGACATATTATTTATAACTTAAATCCGTCGAAAGCATTCTCTGTAATTGTGTTATCCACACCCTTTACATAGCTACTCAACTCGGTTTCTTGAGGAGCCACTTGAAGCTTCTTACTGTCATAGTAACTGTCCAACCAACCAGCCAATGGATTGGTCTTGGCATTAGGATACAACTTCTTATATCCGATGCTTTGTAGACGGTTATTAGCCAACCACTCAACGTAGGTGTTCAAACTATCATTGGTCAATCCAACAAGGTTACCCTTACTGAATAGATAATTAGCCCAGTCCTTTTCAGCCTCTACAGCGATTTTGTATGCTTCGTATACCTTGTCTTCGGACTTCTTAACAATATCTTGGAATCCTTCTTCCTTGTTTTCACTCAAATAACGAAGAATATTTTGGGTAATAGCAACGTGTAGATTTTCGTCACGACTGATGAACTTAATAATCTTAGCATTACCCTCCATCTTCCCACGATATCCAAAGTAAAAACTACAAGCAAACGACACATAGAAAACAAGACCCTCGGTGATCTGTGTAGCCAAAATAGCATCAAAGATCTGTTGTCGAATGTCATCCTTGTCGGTTGCCAAAAGAGCATCATACTTCTCACTAATAGCCTTGGCTCTCTTTACAATCTCGGTGTCTTCAAGAATACTATCAAAGAACTTGGTAGCATCTGGATACACGTTGTTGAGAATGTATGTATATGAATTACTGTGAATAGTCTCAAAGAAACTCCAAGTATTCATACAAATCTCCAACTCGGGATTTGTGACATGCTTCATCATTTGGTGAATACTACGACTCAACATACTGTCGGTCATAGTTTGAAACTTGAGGTTACTATCGAATACAAATCGTTCTTCATCAGAAAGATTCTTGTAATCACTAATATCCTTCACCAAAGAAACCTCCTGCGGTCTCCAGAAGAAGTTCAGTTGTTGATCATATAGATCATAAAACTTCGGATACTTTTGTTTGTCATATCGTTGAAGTGACAAGTCCTCTCCCAAGAACAATGGATTCTTCGTTGCGTCAATATTAGTTTTATTCAATACAGTCTTCATATTCTCCTTTCATTATAGGGCACATGCACCGCTTTCACAACCAGATTGTTGTTCAATCTTGGGTTCAGGCTTTACTGCCTCTGTCTTTTTATGTTCCATAGCGGTTTGTTTATCACCATCATCGGTATTAGCGTAATACAAATTCTTAATACCATACTTGTAAGCCATCAACATATCCTTAATAACTTCTTGAACTGGAACCTTGTTACTAGGATACCTTGAAGGAACATAATAGGTATTTGTGCTGATACTCATATCAGTGAACTTCTGAATAGCAGCAGCCACTCTGAGATATCCGTCATTATCAGGCATGTCAAAAGCAAACGTATAATGTTCCTTATACTTGTCAATGCCTGGAACCACCACTGGCAAAATGTTACTCTTGCTTCCCTTGAAACTGATCAAACTACGAGGAGGTTCAATGCCGTTGGTGGAACTCTGAATCACACTGCTTGACTCCACAGGCATACAGGCAGTAAGAGTAGAATGTCTCATACCATGTTTCTTGATTTCCTCACGTAGAGCTTCCCAATCCATATGTAAAGGTTCAGTGATGAATTCATCAACGTCTCTCTTATAAGTATCAATCGGCAACACTCCTTGACTAAACTTAGTTTTGTCAAACTTCTCACACTTACCAAGTTCCTTAGCCATTTCAACAGATGCTTGAATCAAATAGTAACTCTGCTTCTCCATCCACTTGGCAACAAAGTTTGGAGCATTCTTATCCCAATACTTCAATCCTTCTTTTGCCAACAAAGCAGCCAAGTTACTTACACCAACACCAAGACTACGGCGTCTCTTGGCAAAGTTCTCAGCAGCCGGAACGAAATAGTTTTGGTGTTCGATCAAAGAATCCAACATTCTGACGATCACTTCACACACACTCTTCATTTCTTCGTCATCCTTGATCTCCAACCAGTTTACAGCAGCAAGAATACAAACGCCAATTTCACCGTTCTTGTCATTAACATCCTCAATAGGAATCAAAGGATGATTGACTTCAAGACACAAGTTACTGGTGTCAACCTGTTCCAACCAACTGCCGTGGTCGTTAGCATGGTCAACAAACATGGTATAAATACGACCAGTCTCCAAACGTTCCTTGGCAAGAAGACCCATCAATTCACGAGCAGAAACCTTCTTCTTGAACTTAATGTTCTTGTTGGCTTCAGCCTTTTCATACTTTTCCTTGAAGTCAGCAAAACCAAAACTGTTCCACAAACTAGGACACTCATGATAACTGAACAATGTAACTTCCTTGTTTTGGAGGAAACGTTCAAAGATCAACTTATCCAATCCTACACAATAGTCCAATTTACGAACTCGGTTATCATCAGTTCCGGCATTGTTCTTCAACACCAGAATATCCATGATGTCATAGTGGAACCAAGCAAAGTTAACAGTTGCACTTCCACCACGAATACCGTTCTGGTGACAACACTTCACAGTGGATTCAAATGCCTTGGCAAAAGGAATTGGTCCAGTATGAATAACTTCACCATTACGAATTGGAGCATTGGTGGCACGCAAACGAGAAAGGTTCAAACCAATACCATAACGACTTGCAGTGGCAAAACCAACTGCACTGTTGTTGCTGAAGATACTCTTGAGAGTGTCATCAACGGTGAATAGAGAACATGAAGCATAACTCTTCATTGGAGTTCTCACACCAGCCATGATTGGGGTTGGAAGATTGATCTTGTGTTTGCTAAAATAGTTGTATGCCTTCTTTACATACTCAAGCCGACCTTCCTTATAATCCTTGAAGAACGTCATGGCAATCAACATATATGCGAACTGTGGAGTCTCATAGATCTTCTTGGTTGATCTATTTTGCACCAAGTATTTGTCACACAACTGCTTGATACCGGCATAAGTGAAATTGAAATCACGATCATGCTTCAGATATTCGTCAAGCTTGTCGAACTCTTGTTTGGTATACCAGTTGAGAATTTCTTCATCATATACCAAGTTGGTTATGTTTTCCTTTGTGAGGTCATACAACTTGGGTGGATTCTTGCCTCCCCACACTTCTTTACGAAGATGGTAATTCAACAATCGTGAAGCAACATATTGATAATTAGGCTTTTCTTCACTAATCAAATTTGCAGCTGCTTCGATCAACATAGAATGAACGTCCTTGGTTGTCATTCCATCAAAGAAGGACAAGTGTGCATTCATTGCTACTTCCTCAAAACCAACACCTTTGATGTCAACGGTAGCCCATTGCAAAACCTTATTGATTTTGTCTGCGTTGAATTTCTCTACCTTACCGTTACGTTTTTTAATAAAAATCTCTTTGTTCATAAATTTGTTACAATGGTGATAAATAATTATGTGTCAAAAATGCCGTTGTAAACTATCTGACAGAACTTTTTGAAACTTTTTTTGTCAGGTTTTTTACAACGGCATACTATGAATTATTCTTCGTCGTCTGTGCTACTATGGGCATTCCACTTATTCTTCAGAATTTTCTTGACTTGGTTTTCACCATCCATCATCTCATTCTGAAGTGCCATACCTTCTCTTGAAGATTCGCTGAATATTTCAATCTGACCACATCCGGCATTCATCTTACTTGGGAATGTCAAACCGTCTGGTCCGAAACGATTCTTGATGATATGGAATCGTGCAGTGTTGTTAACTTTATCGGTAACTTTACGACTGAGTGACATAACAAAGTCGGCAGTCATGATCTTACGATAACTGTCTGCGATGTTGTTAGCCTGAATGATATCTTCATCCATTGCGGCACGATTACTTTGTGAAGCACTCCAAATAGGAACTTGTAGTTCACCCGCAATACTTCTCAATTCTTCGTAAATACCACCAGCTTCTTGATAACTGTTACTATTACGATCACTGTGAATTGGTCGAAGAATATCAGCGTAATCGACAATAATCATATCAATCTTGGTTCCCAGAGTATGAATACGTTCACAATGTGACTTCAAACTATGAGCTGATACTGTCTTGATCGGGAAATACTTGATCTTCAATTTACCAGGCACTTCGTTGATCTTCTGTTTGACCACCTCGACATTGTTACGAATATTCTGGAAGTCAATACCAGTGAAACAACTATCATAACGAAGACCAACATAGTTCTCATTCAACTCCAACGTGAAGTGAAGAACATTCTTTCCTTGCTTCATTGCCTCGGCACCAAGCTTACTCAAGACCCAAGACTTACCAGATCCGGCACAAGCCGTAATAATACCAAGTTCGCCAGGTCCAAGACCACCGTCCATCAAACCATCAATTACTTCCCAATTGGTTTTGATTGAATTACGAGCCATCACAGTCATACGCTTCTCAACGTCTTCTTCATACGAATGACCGAGATTACGTTCCATGCCTGCCTTAAGAGCTTCATCAACCTTGCTCTTGATCTTTTCATACTCACCAGTTGCCAACAAATCTGCGGCATCCATGATGGCATTCTTCAACTTCTGATTCTTACAGAATTCAAGAAACTGTTCCTTGATGAACTTCAAATCACCATCGTTCATCTTTTGATACACCAACTTTAGACTGTTAACGATACTCGCCTTGAGTGCCTCATTGGTGATGGTTTCAAGTCTGACCTTGAAAACGTTGAGTGAAGGAAGATCACGATATTCATGAAAGTAACTGATACTTTCCTTGACGATCCATCTATGTGCCTCATTCTCAAAGAAGTCTGCTTCTACGATGTCTGCCAATCGTTCAATGAATGGACGATCAGATACCAGTCCTGCGATGCATTTAACTTGGAATTCATTTCCAAACTTTTTTAGGTTGTCGATAATTACTTTGTCGCTCATGTGTTACTTTCTATTTGATAATACGATGCTACACTACATGCGTAGCATCTTCAACTTTTTATACTGGTTAGATTACGAAACTGTTGACCTTACCCCAAGTCTCATTCAACCATACCATGTAGTTTGGTAGGTTATTCCACATTTTATCTTCGTTGATCAACTTGCTGAAGACCAGTTTGTTTATATGGGGAACTGGCTTTTGAATGATCTCTTCAATTCTGAGTTGAGTGAATGACTGAATTTGTGTGTCTTTCAACTGCATCAACTCATGATTTCTATCAAGTGTCAGTTTGTCACTCAACACTTTTTCATAGAGCTTATACTTGCCTTTGTTGTTTTCAGCGTAATTGTAAATTTCTTGCAGAGAAGTTTGACGTTCGTCTGCCAAAAACGGAAAACACTTCAATATGGTTTTTAGACCAGCACCATTGATGCCTGGAATATTATCACTATCATCACCTTCCATAGCTCTATAGAAAATGAAGTTGTTACATGTGATACCATATTCATCTACGATTTCTTTACAACCAAAAATCTTCTTCTTGGTAGGACTCCAAATTTTGATTCTGTCACTGGCCAACTGTAAAAAGTCTTTGTCCGATGACATGATGGTAACGTTGCTGTCCTTGAATGTTTGTTCAGCCAAATAAGCAATAGTATCATCAGCTTCAATATTATCAATTGCCATCACAGTAATTGGTAATACGTCAAGATAGTTGATTAGTCGCAACAACTCCATCTTGAGATTCTTTTGCTCAATATCACTATTAGACATATCGTCATAGGTTCTATTGAACTTGATACGAGTCTTGCGTCCCTTCTTATAGTCTGGGTAAATCTTACGACGTTTTTGACTACCACCATTACCGTCAAAAACAACAATAACACGGGTGGGATTCAATAGTTTGATTGCATAACCGACACTCTTCAAGAAACCAGCAATCCCACCCGTGTGCATTCCATCGTCATTCATAGATGGAACCGCCATGAACGATCTAATAAAGGTATTTAGACCGTCCACGATAAGGATGTCGGAGTTGGTAGTTTTTTGAAGGCCACCAGCCCCGACATCCTCTTTGATGTTCTCAAACAACGAGAACAACTTTTTCTTTTCGTTGGAAGTAAATCCACTCATGATTATTCTTCAGCGCCAGCGTCTTCTTCGTCAGACGACACTTCTGCGTCTTCAACAATCTTGCTGTTAGGGTCTTTATACTTCATCACAGTTGCGTCACAAATCTTCAAGTAAATTTCTTCCTTTAGCTTTGTGTCAGTTTGCAACGTAGAAATGAAATCCTTAGACTGGAACTTCCATTCGGTGCCATCATCCTTTTGATAGGTATAATATGCACCACCTTGTTTGATCAGATTATTGTCCTTGAGAACTTTAATCCAACTGCTGTAGTCGGCAATTCCGCTATCGTAGTAGATATCGAAATTAGCGAGTCGATTGGGCGGACCCATTCTGTTCTTAACAACAACTGCCTTACACTCATTACCGATGATTTCCTCACCCTTCTTGAGCTTACCAGTGTTGTTAAGACGAACACGAACACTACAATGATAAGCCAGAGCCTTACCACCACTCACTACATACTTGTCACCAAATGCCATAGCATTTAGATTCTGACGTAGCTGATTAGTAAACACAGTAAGAACCTTTTGCTTACCAATCATGTTGGTGATCTTTCTCATAGCCTTACTGATAATGATACTCTTACCAGTTGCATAACCATCCTTGCCATGATCACTCTCTAGTTCTGCCTTTGTTGAAGCAGCAGCCACAGAGTCAACAATGATTGTGAGAATACGATCCTTGTTAGACTTTCTCACAATTGCAATCATCTTCTCCATCTGTTCAAAAATGTCCTCAACGGTTTCACATTGAACATACAGAAGTTTAGATAGATTTACACCAAGACTCTTCCAGAACTCAGGGGCAGCAGCGTTTTCAGTATCAATAACCACTGCAATTCCACCCTTCTTTTGGGTATCGGCCACGACATGCGCACTAACAAGACTCTTACCAGTGCCTTCAAGACCGTTGAATTCTACCATTTTACCAACAGGCAATCCACCGTGAGGACGATTGCTGATTGCTAAATCCAAAATAGATGATCCCGTGCTGATCCAGTCAGTGATATCAGCCGGATTATCTTGTTCATCCAACCTATACGCAATCTTTCCACCATCCTTATTAGCCTTGTTAAGCTCATTTTGGAGTAGATCAATTAGATCGTCTCTGTTGGATTCTTGTCCGCTATTTGATTTTTTTGCCATAACGTGTATAACTAGAAAGCCGGTGGGGTATAAAAAACTCCACCGGCTTTATTTATTGTTTTTAGGAGTTGAACAAGTCATCAAAAGCCTTCTCTACATCAGTAGATCCGCCCTTTGACTTACTTGCGGTTGGGGAAACAAAAGCAGCCTTCTTAGTCTCTGCCTTTGGTTGAACAGCAGTCTTTACTCCAGACGGAGCAACTGCCTTTACTGTAGCGGGAGTTTCAGCGACTTCCTCTTCAGCCTCAGTTCCAGCGGGAACTTCAACTTCAGCGGTTTCGGTTTCTGGATTCAACCACTTATCCATAACGTCCTTGAGTTCATCATAAGACAACTCTGGGAACAGATCAAGGATGTTAGTCTGATTCTTGAGGGAATCAACCAACTGAGCGTTCTTAGGATCAACAGCAGGTGTGACATTTGGCTTCACACGAACTGTGGTCTCAGGGAAGCTCTTACCAGTTTCCTCTGCGGTCTTGAACTCAATGGTAATATCACGACCATTTGCGAGATCAGTAATATCACCATACTCTGGATCAAGACATACCGACACAAGCTCTTGATACACGGTCTTACCGAATCCCCAGAACTTCACACCTTCACTCTCTTGACCACGAACGATCACAGGAGCGAATGTGCGCATCTTGGGTTCCATCTTACGACCCATCTGCCAATCTTCCTTGGAACCAGTCTTCTTCAAACGATTGGCAAACTCCACAATAGGATCTGGACGACCAAAGCTGTCAGGAGACAAATAGGTCTTACCATTGATATTATAGTGGAACTTGAGTTCAATAAACGGATTCTCGGGATTGAACTTGTAGGGAACAATACGAACAACTTGTTTACCGGGATTAGGCTTCCAGAGAACATCATTCTTCTTACTGTTTCCAGAACCTTGGCTTGAAAGGGAGTTCAAGCGACTCTTCAACTGCGATATATTTAGTGCCATAATTAGTTTAATTAGTTAATTAGTTTATAGGTTAATTAGTTAAGTATTCTTAATTCACTTAAATTAAGATTCGTAACGAATCACCATGACAA